AGATAGTGAGAAGTTAGCTGATTTTGAGTTTGCCCATGATTCTTTTAAGGCGAATAGGGCAGGGGAGAGAGAATTGTTATTTTGGTTGTTGGAATTAGGCAATGTTTTATTACCTCCTTTCTATAATTAATTTAATATAAAGGATATATTACAAAGATATTTATATTATTATTATTAACGTCTTGCTCTAGCGGATTTGTTTGCTATTGCGAAGTATGAAGAAGGGGAGATGTTTGTATTTCTTTTTTTAACTTTATCTTCAAATTTTTTAATATACCATAAACCATAAGAAACAGCACTATACCTATCACGATCTACTCTTTTAGTTAATTGTTCTGTAGATAATTTACCACCTTGCATATGTTTTAGTTTTAAATTAGCCACTTCTTCAATGAAAAAATCCGTGTTTAATGAAGGTAAAAGTATATTATTTATATAATCTTTATCATCTAAATTATAATTACTATTTTGTTTCTTTTCTAATAATTGAAGTTTCCCACTTTCAACTACGTCAATAAAATTAACTATTATCTCCGTATTAATACCCTGAGAATGTAAAGCATATAAACATTTTTTTGCATCCTTATTATCTGGTTCATCATCTGTATTAATAGTATTCCAACATTCTAATATTTCTCCACTAACTGGGTCTACTTGTTCTTTTAATAATTCATCCAAAAGTCCCTTGCCAACCCCATTTTCATCACATATGGCAATCTTAGCGTTATAAAATTTATATACTCTTTTAAATTCAATTGCTTGACCTGTAAAATTTAATCCATTAGGAAGATTTATTAAATTAACTAATTGAATATTAACAATTCGTTCTTCTTTATTTCGTTTTACTTTTAAAACAGCTATTGATGATTGATTATTAGAAGATTTATTTGATCTACTAACATCCATACTTACATAATAATCAGATTTACTATCGCCTTTTAATTCAGGTTTTGACAAAACTCTTAATGCAAGTAATTTATTAATATCAACTAACGCATCATCTACACAGCCAACCCATTTGCTCTCATAGTTCATCGCAAAGAAAATAGGGGAAAGACGTTCTTTTTTATCAAGTAATTGAGACTTAGTTTCCCCACGACCATATTCACAAGCTAATTGCCAATCTGCTCCTAAAACAATTTTTCCTTTTAATTCTGCCATTTCATCAATCATTCTAATATTACGTTCAAATTCATCAGAACCTCTAAATCCAGATGTTGTAAAGAAATTTATTTGACCATTTAATTCTTCTGGATCAACCAATGCTTCTTTCCCAATGGTTCTTCTTGGAATATTAACTATCGGCTCAAGAACATCTTGGAAAAGCAAATTATTCAATAAATTTGATTCTTCGCAATTTAATCTTTTGCGCCTCGCCCCTTTACTAGATTGATTATTTGCCATGACATCTATGCGACCTCCAGAGGCAAAAATTATTTCTGCTGCATCTTTAGGAAAACTTGCTTTAGTTATTTCATTTGCCAACAATGGATAAAATTTTATAATTTCTCTATGTTTCTCTTCTAAAAGTTTAGTTGCGTTATCTTTCGTTTGAGCTGACATCGATATTTCAATATCTGGAAACAGTATCGAAACTAAATACATTGCAAGAACTTCAACAAATGTTTTACCATAACCACGAGGGAATACACCATATACAGAAACAAATCGCAATATACTTCTTAAAAATACTCGTTGATCTAAATCTAATCTAATACCACCCATTTCAGGTGTTATTAAATCTAAAAATAAATCCCCATTCCATCTAGCCCAACTAACAAAATCAACATATTTACTTAGATTTTTAGTAAAACTATCTAACTCTTTTACTCCTCTTGAACTAACAGTAGGATTAAATCCTGGATTAAATATATCTGTTCTATTTTTTTTATATTTGACATTATCAGATTGAAATTTAGAATATGAAGTCATTATTCATCACCGTTTTCATTTTCAAAAATATTATCTTCTTTATTAGAATGCTGAATATATTCATTTTTTCTATCTTCATAAAATTGCCAAATATCTTTATATTCACATGGAGGAAGACCTTTTAAATCACGGATATAATTAATGTAGCACCAAAGAGTAAAATCAACTTTATCTTGTGGTTTTTCTTTAAATTTAGGTAGTATTGGAATAATATCAACTGATTGTTCAACTGCTCGAACCAATTCACTAAAAGTAGACAAACCTTCAGTTAAATCTGCTTTACTTAATTGACTAGGATTAATTTTAGCAGCAGTTGCGGCATCTTTTGCTAATCCTCCCCATTCTTTTGCTTCTTTAACTTGACCTGAAGCAGTAGACATTTCTTCTTTTACTCTATATCTTATATAATTAAGTAAAGCTTCGGTATGCATAGCAGTTTTTTCAGGATAGTTATTTTTTAATAAATGATATTTTCTTTCAAATGCTTGATATTCTTCGGTTTTGTACCCCGCGCCCCATTTATCAATTATCTCATCTGTAAGAATAAATTCAGATTGTTTTAAAGATATATTATTATTTTTATATTCTATATCTAATGAATTATCGTAATTTAACTCGGTACTTAATTGAGGTTTAAAAACAGAATCTTTCCATGTAAGTTGTCTATTTTGTTTAAGACATAAGTTTTTCATATAACATCCAAAAGTGTCCATTTTATCTTCTAGTGATATTTTCCAAAGATCACAAATGAATGGGCGATCTATTAATTGTAGGGTAGATTGTAATTTATCTAATGTAACATTTCCATTTTCATCACAAATCATTTTTTTTAGACATGCCTTGCAGTACGGAATCCTATTGGTAGTATGTATAGGGTTGTAGCTTATATAAAACATATTATTTTTTTTTAACACTCCACAAGCGGCACATGTTAATTCAATCTCTTTTGGGGGTATATAAGGTTTTTTAGTTAATTTAGGCATAATTTATACTCCTTTAATTCAAATAAAAAAGCAGTTAATATCAACTAACTGCTTTTAATATATTGCAATATTTATAATTATCATCTAATAATTCATCAAATTCAAAATTATAATATCTCCTTACAAATTCTTGGAATTGTTGCGGAGTATTATTACCTTTACCATAAATATTATGATAAAAATTATGTAGTGATGGCAATAAAGGAATTCCTAACCCATATTCATAATGTTTTTCAATAATTAATTTAGATATTATTTCTAATTCTTCTTTTGTATATAATGTAAAATTATCTCTTATTTCCATATCTAAAATATTTAAAACTTCTTTTAAAATTAAATTAAAAGCATATTTATGATGTATGTTTAAATTTCCACAAGAAATATTAGTAATGCCACACCTATAATTATAAAATTGTAAACTATCAATTTTCCATTGTTTTAATTCATCTCTTAAATAAGCATGTAAAGAACTAATACCACCCTTCCAATTCGGATTATTTTCACCAGAATGACCTTTACTAATTTGATCATAAGAGCAATAATTACAACCAAATCCTCTATTGAATTGTGTCCAAATTATTTCTTGTATTCCTTTATCAATATGTTTTTTACATATAAATTGTAAAGGAAGAGTATTATGAATATACTCAGTAGAAATAAGAATATAACCTCTTTCTTCAAATCTCTTTTTAATATAATCATAATTTAACTTAATTTGATTACTAACTTCTGGTATTTGCATAGTAGAACGAACACCATAGATTAATAAGTTGCTTTCAATACTCTTTTTGGAAATACAATTACCACAACAATCTTTATTAATAATATCTTTATGTCTATTATTATAACTTTTGTATGATATAGTATGGGTAATTTTACAATAATCACATTCTATATCCACTAAAGCATGAGAATTTAAAGGTAAATCTTTAATATTAACTACTAATGTAGTTCCATTTTTAACCTTTAATTGATTTCTATCATTTAAATATCTAGGGATATTATATCCTAAATCCTCATAATATTTAATATTATTAGTTAATTCAACTTCCACTTCTTTTGTTAACATCATTCTTAAATCATCCTCCTACAAATTTATTTACTCCTACATAACCAAAAAGAAGGAGAGCGTGTGTAGGAGTATAGAGGAGCTACCTCTAAATTCACGCTCTCCTTGGATATCTAATTAATCTAATCTAATCCAAACCTAAAAAATATCATCACAAAACCATAAATTCATCACAATTTACCTAATTTAAAGCACATAAAAACACTCCACCTAATAAAATAGGGAAGTGCTTAATCTGCTTTAAATTATCTATCTAAAAATCTA